TATCGAGAGCACCAGAACGTAGAATCTTCTATATTGATGTTGGTAACCTGCCAAAAGTTAAGGCAGAACAATATCTTCGTGATGTTATGAATCGCTATAGAAATAAGCAGGTTTATAATGCACAGACTGGTGAGATCAGAGATGATCGCAAATTCATGTCAATGATGGAAGACTTCTGGTTGCCTAGAAGAGAGGGTGGTCGTGGTACAGAAATCACCACACTTCCTGGTGGACAAAACCTTGGAGAACTGAGTGACATTGAATACTTCCAGAAGAAACTGTATCGTTCATTGAATGTTCCTGAATCTAGAATTGCTAGCGATGGTGGTTTTAATTTGGGAAGATCCTCAGAAATTCTTCGCGATGAACTGAAGTTTGCTAAGTTTGTTGGTCGTTTAAGAAAGAGATTTGGGCAACTCTTCAATGATATGCTTAAAACTCAACTTATTCTAAAAAATATTATCACCCCAGAAGATTGGGAGAAACTTGGTGATCATATTCAATATGATTTCTTATATGATAATCAGTTTGCAGAACTCAAAGAAAGTGAACTGATGGATGGAAGACTTGCAACCTTAGCAACTATCGAACCATATATCGGTAAATATTATTCTGTAGATTACATTCGCCGTAAGATTCTTCGTCAAACTGACACAGAAATTCTCGAAATTGATAATCAAATTGAGAAGGAAATTGCTGCTGGTATTATTCCAGATCCAGATTCAGTAGATCCAATTACTGGTGAACCATTACCAGCTGGTGGTGATGAGCTGTTAGGTGATATTCCTGTTGATGAAGATCCAGATGATGCGGCAGGTAAATTAACCGATGCAGACCTACAAAAAGACACTAAATCTGCTGAGATATAAATAAAAAATATACATTAATATTATTTTCATGGAAAATATCATCGATTTGATTGCTACAGACTCTTCTGCGTCTGAAATTAGCGACAATATTAAGAATGCGTTATTTGCAAAAGCTTCAGCAGGTGTTGAATCTCAACGTCCTGATGTTGCTCTTTCAATGTTTGATGTAGAGACTGAAACCGATACAGAAGAGGATTCCGAACAATGATACTTAAAGTTTTGGCAGCGGAGACTGATTTAGATCCCGCTACAAACGTAAGCAACGCAACGGTTGTGAGATTATATAACGGTCATTCTGCTGCACTGGTTATTACCAGAGCAAATTCTGCTAGTGCTACCATTGGTAGTTTTACTTTGAAAAACGGCGAAACTGTATATGTTGAAAAGGATCCTACAGATCTACTCAGTGCTGCCTCAAATGGTGGTTCTGTAAAAGCAGCAAAAGTAGCATACAACATTTCTTAAAAAAATGAAACTAATCACAGAAGAAATCTCAAAAGTTGAGTTTATAACCGAAAAGGTTGGTAAATGTAAGAAGTGTTTCATTGAAGGCACTTTCCTTCAGGGTGGCATCAAAAACCGTAACGGTCGTATGTATCCCACTGAAACTCTTGCCCGTGAAGTAAGTCGTTATAATGAAAACTTCACAGCAAAAGGTCGTGCTTTGGGAGAACTCGGTCATCCTGATGGTCCTACCGTCAACCTTGATCGTGTTTCTCATATGATTGTTTCTCTCGTTCAAGAAGGAAACAATTTTAGAGGAAAAGCACAACTTCTTGACACTCCTATGGGTAAGATTGCACAATCACTAATTGGTGAAGGTGTACAACTAGGAGTTTCTTCTCGTGGCATTGGTTCCATTAAAGAAGATCATTCAGGATGTAAAGTTGTAGGTGAAGATTTCATGTTAGCAACTGCTGCTGATATCGTTGCCGATCCTTCTGCACCTGATGCTTTTGTATCGGGAATTATGGAAGGAAAAGAGTGGGTGTGGGAAGGAGGAATCCTTCGTGAACAATTCGCAGCAAAGACTCAAAAGAGAATTAACACTCTTGTTGGTCAAAAAGCACTTGAAGAGCAGAAACTATCTCTGTTCCAGGATTTCTTAGCAAATCTATAATAATATAAATAAATACAGATTAATACAAATAATCATAAACAAATGTCCGTTGGTAGCAACTTACAAGAAATGGAAAACGCAGTAACCAAAGGGGCTGCTGCTGCTGAGCCAATGCCTACGTTAACCACAGGTAAACCTGATGGTCAACCAAGTGTTGTGGATCTCGGCGGCCCTTCCCCCGAAAACTATCGTCCCGATGACGATTCAGCAAAACTCAAGGAACCTGGTTCGACTCTTGCTCAAGTCAAGAATGTCGTTAACAAAGGTGCAAAATCTGCCGATCCTATGCCTAAGGGTATGAAGGAAGAAGAAGCAGAAGTTGGGGTTGAAGGTCAAGAGATCGTTGCAGAAGCAGAAGCAACCGAAGAAGAAGTAGTTTCTGAAGAAGAGACTACCGAAGAAGAAGTTGTTGCAGAAGCTACCGACGAGGAAGTCCAGGAAGACACCGAAGCAGAGTATAGCGTCGAAGATGACGTTAATGCACTGTTTGCTGGTGAAGAACTTTCCGAAGAGTTCCAAGACAAAGCACGCACAATCTTCGAGACTGCAATCAAAGCAAAATCTGTTGAGATTACTGAAGCAGTTAAAGCAGAATACGAAGCACAACTTTCCGAAGAAGTTGCTTCTGTTAAGTCAGAACTCGTAGAGCGTGTTGATTCCTATCTTGAGTATGTTTCTCAAGAATGGATGACAGAAAACAAACTCGCCATTGAGCACGGTCTGAAGACCGAAATGACTGAATCATTCCTTGACGGAATGAAGAGTCTTTTTGAAGAACATTATGTATCTATCCCTGAAGAAAAATATGATGTAATCGAAAGCATGGTAGATAAACTAGATGAAATGGAGTCTAAACTCAACGAGCAAATCGATAAGAACGTTGCTCTTAATAAGAGGTTAGCAGAGTCAGTTGCAGATGTTATTTTTGCAGAAATTTCTGAAGGACTTGCAGTCACTCAGAAAGAAAAACTTGCCTCTCTTGCCGAAAATGTTGAGTTTGATAGTGAAGAGACCTATCGTGAGAAACTAGTTACTCTGAGAAATTCATATTTCTCTGGCAATGCAACTAGTGCTCAAAGAGAAGTATCTGAAGAGGTAGAGGTTTCTGATGAGAATCAGGAAACTCAGAGTGTTTCTCCTTTAATGGAGTCATATCTTTCAGTTCTTCAGAGAGCTTCTAATAAGTGATTTTTAAATTATCCAATCAAACTATAACGTTTTTAAATTAAAGAGGTAAAATTCAAATGCAAATGTTCAATTCCGAACAACTGCAGGAGAAGTGGGCACCCGTTCTCGATTATGATGGTATGGATCCTATCAAGGATTCCCATCGTAGAGCAGTCACCGCTATCCTGTTAGAAAACCAAGAGAGAGAATCGAGAGAAGAGCGTGCTTTCCTTTCGGAATCACCTACAAACGGTACTGGTTCTTCTGGCGCAACCGCTGGTTTTAGTGCAGACGCAGGTTCACCAACCGCTGGTTTCGACCCTGTTCTGATCTCCTTGATCAGACGCTCAATGCCTAACCTGGTCGCATATGACCTTGCAGGCGTTCAGCCAATGAACGGTCCTACTGGACTTATCTTCGCAATGCGTTCTAAGTACACCTCACAAGGTGGATCCGAAGCATTCTTTGACGAAGCAGACACAGCATTCTCTGCAACCGATTCTTCTTCAGGTACTGGTGAAATCGGTTCTGGATATGTTTCTGGTTCTGAAGGCGGTGCAGTTGGTCTTGGCACCACTGGCGCTGGTTCAAACGCTTCTAACCCTGGTCTCCTTAGCCCCGACTCTGCTGCTACTCAGAAGCAGTACACAGTTGGACAAGGCATGGACACCGAGGATGCTGAAGCACTCGGAAGTGGCGATTATAACCACTTCAACGAGATGGCATTCTCAATCGAGAAAGTCACCGTTACAGCTAAGTCACGCGCCCTGAAGGCTGAGTACTCATTAGAGCTCGCTCAAGACCTCAAGGCAATCCACGGTCTCAACGCTGAAGCAGAACTCGCTAACATTCTTAGCACTGAGATTCTTGCTGAAATCAACCGCGAAGTTATCCGTACCATCTACAAAGCAGCAGAATCTGGCGCACAGACCAACGTTGCTTCCGCTGGTAAGTTTGACCTCGACGTAGACTCCAACGGACGCTGGAGTGTTGAGAAGTTCAAAGGACTTATTTTCCAAATCGAGCGCGATGCAAACGCAATCGCACAAAGAACTCGTCGTGGAAAGGGCAACATGATCCTCTGCTCTGCAGACGTTGCATCAGCCTTAACCATGGCAGGCGTTCTCGATTACACCCCTGCACTCAACGCTAATCTTAACGTTGATGACAGCGGCAACACCTTCGCTGGTGTTCTGCAAGGTAAGTATCGTGTATACATCGATCCTTATTCTGCAAACCTCGCTGACAACCAGTATTACGTTGTTGGTTATAAGGGTTCTTCACCTTATGACGCAGGTCTCTTCTACTGCCCATACGTTCCTCTTCAGATGGTTCGTGCAGTTGGTGAGAACACCTTCCAGCCCAAAATTGGCTTTAAGACCCGCTACGGTCTTGTTGCTAACCCATTCGCTGAAGGCACCACTGCAGGACTTGGTCGCATTAAGACCAACTCCAACCGCTACTATCGTCGCGTACAAGTTCAGAATCTTATGTGATCTCGGTTCACATATTTCTGGGGGTGCTACGGCACCCCTTTTTTTGTCTAAATATCTAAAAACGTATACTTATGGCGTTCTACATCACAAAACCCAGTTTGGTTAGTGATTCACTTACACTATATTATAGGGGCGGCAATAGATGGTCCGATAAATCATCAGAGAAAATTACTTACGAAACTGAAGAACTAGCCCAAGCAGTCTGTGCAAATCCAGAGGGTAATAATGGTGGATTTACTCGCAGTATAGTCGTTTCGGAATAAATAAACATACAACCATAATCTAACAATGAAACCAACTCCTAGAGAAACAAAGAGAATCCACGAGGATTATGAAAAAGTAGTCGCACACCTGGTATCTGAAGGATATGCAGATGACGCTGAATCTGCAGATGATATCATCAAAGGTATGAGCGAATCATGGTTTAATCTTATCACCTCTGACTAATGTCATCTCGAAATTTTTATGACCATCAAATCCAAAATAGGAACTTCATGTCTCCTATTGGATTTAAATTGAACTTAGCAACTAAAGAAAAGGTTGACTTTTTCTCAAATTCTGCTAATGTACCTGGTATCAGTCTAGGTACTGCTTTGCAGGGAACCACGTTCAGAATTCTGGATATCCCTGGAGATGAGGTCATGTACGAAGATTTTACAATCAACTTCTTAGTTGATGAAGATCTCAAAAACTATATGCTCATTCATAATTGGATTACTGGTTTAGGTATTCCTGAGAATTTTAAGCAGTTTAAAGACCTAACGACAAATGTTGATGGTCAACCGGATGAAAAACTGCAATTCTGTGATGGAACACTACATTTATTAAATAGCAACTATCGCAATATGGCGATGGTCAAGTTTTCAGATTTGTTTCCAGTGTCATTAACGTCACTGCAATTTAATGCCACAGAGAATGATGTAAATTACTTTACAGCAGAGGCATCTTTCAAGTATACTATCTACAATATAACTGATCCAACTGGCACACCTTTATGAACCTTGAAAAAATTCAGGAAATGTGGGAGCGTGATGCTGTCATAAATCCTGATAATCTACATGATGAGTCTTTAAAAATTCCACAACTACACTCAAAATATTATACTGTCTATAATACAATCACACTTCTTCGAGAGAAGAGTAGAGAGTCTTATAACAGAGTGAAGTTAGAGCGTCACAACTACTACACAGGGAAAGCGCCAGCAGAGGTGTACGTTGAAGAACCTTTCCCATATAAGATTAGAGAAAAGGACGCCTTACAGAGGTATATGGATGCCGACGAAAAGTTAAACAAAGTAGATATGAAAATTCGATACTATGATGTGATGCTTAAGTTCTTAGAAGAAATTATTAAAAACGTTTCAAATAGAACCTTTCAAATTAAAAATGCAATTGAATGGAATAAGTTTCAATCAGGATTTAACTAATTTAGACCTATGTTCGACGAAGACGATTATTTCTCCGAAGAAGAACAAGATCAATACGACTATATGGTCGCACTTACAATAGATGATATTCGCTTGATACACCACAGTGTACAAGAAACCATTAAATATTGGCCAGGTGCTCCTGCAAGACCATATGATGAGCAGGAAAGATTGTGGGCGTTAAGAGATAATGTCTATAGGATGATGCTAGATTATCAGTTTAGAGAGATGTAATAAATATTCATAGGTGAATCCTATGGATTATGTCTCACTTGATTATATC